CCTGCCCACCGGGGTGATCTTGGCGCTGCAGCGGCTCTTCGGCCCGCGCTGGCGCGAGAAGGCCAGCGAGCTGCTTGACGCGGAAGCCGCGCGGTTAGCTAAATCCCGCGAGAAGGCGGGGAAGGGCTGAGATGCTCCGGGGGCAGGATGGCGTACAGCGCGATCCAGGGGGCGGCCGCCCTTTGGTAGCCCTTTCGCGGAACCGCCCAGCTTAGAGCTTTTTCGTGACGATGCCGACTTTCGGCATGGCGGCGCTCTTCGCCGTATGATCGCGAAGCCGCTGGAGCCTCATGACGGTGTTGTGAGACGGGTTTTGGGTCCAGCCGTTGGCTAGCCGATAAATGCTGGTCCGGCTCAGATTTGCCTGGTTGGCGATCTCGCCGACGCCCAGGCCAAAATAGAGCAATTCGGAAATGAGGAGGGGAGCGGGATCGTCGGGTTTGGACATTTGGCGCGCCTCGTGGTGTAGGGTGACGAGGCGAGACTCGACTGGCCGGCCCGAAAGCGCGGCCTTTTTCTTTGCCGGCACCATAGCGGGCGCCACGATTCAATAGAAAGCCCGCCAGCGGCCGTTTCCACAAAAGCCGCCAAAGGCCGCCTACCCCTGAATGCCGCCTGTGGCGCCAACGTCGGGGATTTTACGACGGCTTCGCCGCCCGGGGTGTTGGCCGCTCATCGCAAATCTTTGGCAGCTTCCAACAAGACCCGCGAGCGCATGCCGCGGCATAGGTCTCGCGCCTGGTCGCGATCCTGAAGAAAAGCGCGATCGGGCCTCGTGTGAACTTGGCCGCGCTTTGCCATTGGGCGCGGTTCTTTTTGAGCCAGCCAATGCCGACGACCCTGACGGCGTTCGACATCGCCATAATTGTCGCCGTGACACTTATCGTGCTCGTGATGTTCGCAGCTTAGTGCTGCGGCGAAGACCCCCGTCGGGCCGTCGTCGAGCGCCGGCGCGGCGGATTCGCAAGCGAGCGATCGATCGTGAGCTCGGCCCGGATTTCCCCGAGCTCGCCGCGCACCCGCTCGAGCTCAAGCTGCAGGCCGGCAAGCTTCTCGTCGGTCCTGGCCCGCTCTCGCGCGATCACCTTCGCCATGGCGCGCCCGTTCGCCTCGGCGAGCTGCAACATAAGCTCTTCGCTGAATTGCACCTCACGCTTTAGCGGCGCTGGCGGGGGAGGCGGCGGACCAAGCCTTGGTCGAGGGCTGAGGTCGCACCACACCGAGAACTCGCGTGCACTCATCTGCGACGTCGAGGTGAAGCGCGTCCAATCGATGGGCCCGTAGGACAAGGGCGCATTGAGAAGCGCCTCCTGGCGCACAGCCTCACGTGCGGCCCGCTCAGCCTCGTGCCGCTCACGCTCCTCACGCGCGGCGAGCTCGCGGCCTCCCGCTAGCGCGAAGGCGTGCCTCGATCGCGTCCGCTATGGCCTCGGCCTCGGGTGAGATCGGCGGCTGGAACCCGGCCAAGGCGAGCCTGAGCTTTTGCGCGAGCAGCGCCTCGAAGCGCCGCAGCCCGTCGTCGTCGGGTCCGGGCTCCGGTTCGAGGTAGCTCACCATGTGGCACCGCTCAGCCATGCGACCGACGAGCTCCTACGCATGAGCCAGTTGACTTCCCAGATCATCCGCAACGCAACCGTATTGGTTTGAAACATCGACTTCACCGGCGCAGCAATGTTGGCCAGAGTCGGCGGCGCGGGCCCGCTCGCGATGTCGATCGGGGCGTCATTCATGTGAAGAATTGCATCCACCCCGGCCCGGAAGCTCGGCGGCCCGGACGCGACGACAAATTGCGCGGCGTCGAGCGCGATGACCACGCCGACCGGCTGGTTCGGGCTCACGATTACGCTGAGCGCCTCGGGGTCGTAAATGCTCGCGATCGTTAGGGCCTGGGCCGGATTTAAGATGATGATGGGTCGCGAAGGTGCGATCGCGGTGAAGAGCAATTTTAAATCTGCCAGCGCCGCGGCGCCACCGCCGCCGGCGGTTGCGGTAAGTCAGGCCCCGTAGGAGCGTAGGCCGGCCGGACGCGTCGCCGTGGCCGCAGTCGTATCAAGCAGCGTATTATCGAGAACGACACTCGTGTCGGCCACGACCTCGTCTTGATAATTTGCTCGACGTTCAACCTGCTGGCTTGTGCCAGTTCGTTCGAGAACGACACAACAACCGCCAGTTTTTTCGGAAATAGCGTACTCGCAAAAAGCGCAAGCTATTTTACCGGAATCGCGCCGCCTTCGAGCACAAACGCGCCGGACGCTGTGGGCGTTGCGCTACGGCTTGGAATGGACGGGATCGGACCCTGAGTGAAATCGAGCGATAACCCGGCGCGCGGCACGAGCGCGGAAAAGACCGACGGCGTGAGCGAGGGTGCCCATGCCGCCGTGACGCTGCTGATAAGCTCATTCGCCCAACCGCTCGTGAAGGTCGTGCCCGGAGCGCTTGCGGCCCGGATAACGACGTCCAGCAGCTGCTTGTCGCTGGCGTATTCACGGTCGAGGATGCGATCGATCGGCTCATGCCCGGCGCGGACCTGGGCGCCAATCGCGGACCAGGCCAGATCGACCGCCAGGCCGCGGCGAATCCGATCCTCGGGGACCAAAGGTTTCTGGGAAAATGGGAGAGCTCGAGCTGCCGTCATTTCGTGTCCTCGCAGGCGCCGGGCCCCGCGCTTGAAGCCCGGCGCCGCCGAAAGCACGCCGCCTAGGATAGAGGCCAGGGAACGGCGCACCCGGATCGAAGCACATCCGCGAGCCGCTGTGTGTCACGGTGTGACGGGATCGCGCCTTACTGAGGAAGTACGGGGACCTCCTGAAGAAGCACGAGAGTCGCCGTCACCAAGCTCGCTACGGCTGCTAGCCCGCCCCATACCAAGACACGCTCTCGACGCTTGCGCGCGAGCCTGTCCTGTTTCTCTGCCCAGCTTTGCGGCATCCCATCGTCCGCTGAGGGCCTGGATCATCGGGCCCCTCACGCAGTGTAACCGGGGATTAGTAAGTGTGTGGTTAAGGGCGCCAGCGCCCGGCCCATTGGATCAGGACGGACGCTAATTCCTTCTCGACAAGCTTCGGGCGCAGCGCCTGATCGGCGCTCAGCCGCCCAGACGAAATCAGCGCCTCGATAATCGCGACCGGCAATTCGAGCCGGTACTGCTCAACCCCGCCACGCCGTCGCGCGCGCTCGCGGCGCTTTCGCTCGGTCGCCGTCGAGGCCATGACGCGAGCCTTTGAAACCTGTCGACACGTTCGACAGGTTTTAGTGTTGCCGCCCGCCGGCGCGGTCGCCATGCCAGTGATCCATGAGTTGCGCCAATGGATCGCTGTCGACTTCTTCCGGCGCCTGCAGACGCGTCCGGCTCACCGGCGACAAGCCTAACGATGCGCCGGCCCGCTCGAGCTCTTCGGCCGCGCCGCGCTGCACGATCAGCAAAGGATTCCGCGCCGGCCGGTGATCGTGCCCCTTAATCAAAAGCCCGCTCGCCCCGATCGTGCGGGTGCACTCCCTGAATTGAGCCCACGCAACCGCCGCCCGCTCGAGCGTTGGCTGATCGGCCGAGCACAAGAGGCCAACCGGAGAAGCCTTCACGATCGCCGCGAAGCATGCCCGCTGCTCCTCGTTGAGGTAGTCGGGAACCCGCGGCTGGCCGTGCCCGACAGGCTCGTCGGGTATTGCCCGCTTGCCAGGGTTGCCTTCGAGGCGACGGATAGCGGACGGTTTGCGAGGACGAGCCATTAGCGGCGATCCCAGTGAGGTTAGCGGCTGAGCGTAGGCGTTTCCGGCGGCCGTAAAAGCCGGATTTCACGTATAGCCGTAAAACGCTGTATTTTGCGTAATTCTGCGTGAGAGGGCGCGGCACGGTGCGGTTCGATCTCGCAGGTTTCTTCCTCGCCCCCCCCCGGGGGCCTAGACTGGCTTACACGGCCCGCCAAGTTTTCGGCTTCGAGTAAAGGTGTCACCCCATGCTGTTCGGTCGATTTCAACGTGCCGCCGACGCGGTGCCCGCATTGCTGAATGTCTTGCACGGATACTCGCAAATGCCGAAACTCATCCGGGTCGAAGGCGCTGATGGTATCGGCAAGTCCACTGGAATCGCCGAGCCGCTGGCTTCGGAACTGAGGGCCTAGCACCTCGACACTGACAAGTTCCGATGCGACCCCGGCGAATGGACCACCTACATCGAAACAGTCCGCGTCGAGGCGTTCCAGAATGCAGTGCGCGAGGAGCTTGAGGCCGAGCGTCAGGTCGTTGCCGACTCTGTGTGCCTCGATGAAGTGTTGCCCGAGAGCACGTTCGGCAAGGGGTTCCGCATCTACGTGATGCAGCTTGAGCCGTACCATGACAGCTTCTGGCAATGGGGTTATTGGGCTCGTCTCAAGCGCAACCCCCCGGGTCTCGCCGACATCATAGACTCTCGAATCAACCGTTCCGTCGAAGACTATCATTTGAATTTCAAGCCTCATTGCCAGGCCGATGCGGTCGTTCAACTCCTACCCGCCGCGTGACGCTCATTCGGGTCGGGGCGATCCGCGTCTTGCTCTGGCATCAAGCCCCTCGCCCTGGCCGTTGAGCCCGGGCGAGGGATTGATTCACCCGGCTGTAGCCGCGGCGTGCTCATGGTGTCCGACGTGCCCACTGCCATTGCTGGGCATGGCTGCATGCCGGGTGAGAGGCGAAGCGGCAGGCCTCTCGTAAAGAGGATCCGCCTGTCTCAGCGCTTGCTTCAGCGCCTGTCTGGCATGGTCGACGTCCATAAGCGCCCGTGCGTAGCCCCGCTCCTTCCGCATGAGCATTGCGAGTTCCCGCCAGCGCTTTTCGTACCTGGGGGTCTTGCCGCGTGGAAACCGTCGTTCTATCTCGGCTTTCGCGTCGACAACTCCCCACACCAGGGCGCTTTCGATGTTCGCGAAGAGGGCGTCGCCGGATGAGGGCGGCGCCTTCGCTTTTTCGATTGTCATAGTCTTCAGCCTTTCATGCGGGCTCCGATTGACCGCCTCACCGCCGCCCGCGGGACGGCGAGACGGATCTGCCAAAACAGGACCACCACCCCCCTTCTCGGCGCGAGCGTGCCAGGAAGGCGCTCGCGCTCCGCGCCTCGCGGCGAACGCGAGCGCGAGCGCCTAGGGGGGTACGGGGGGACGCTCGCTCCATCGTTCGCATGGCGTTCGCAGGGTGTTCGCATGGCGTTAGCTGACGACGATGCGGCGGGTTTTGTGGCTGCCCGTGCCGGCAACCTCGAGACGGATCTGGCCCCTGCCGAACAGACGGCGCATCGCTTCGGCGAGAGCTGCCTTGCCGATCTTTTCGTCGCGCGCTTCCTGCTCCTGCGCGAAGACGTGGGGGGCGTAGCGTGAGCCGGGGCTGTCGCTCACATGGCGGCCCTGGAAGGTCAGCTGCACGAGCAGCGACATGAACAGGCTTTCGGCGTCTTGCCCCCTCCGCGCCATTTCCGGCGAAGGGGCGCCCTGCCCCGGGTATTCCCAGGGCACCACAACGCCGACCTCGTCGGTGTTGGGGAGGCTGACGTTGACGAATTTTCGCCAGGTCGCGGCACGTGGCGGCGGCGAGTTGTTCCCTTTCGCGCGGTCGACCCGAAAGTAGGCTGTCCGCTCGGCCTCCGGAATCGCGAGTGCCTCGGCGTCCTTAGGGCTCATATGGTTCAGCACGCGAACGGCGCGCACCGCGTCCCGGATCGCCGACGCGCCTCGGATATCGTCTATCGCCAGCTCGGTTGTGCCGGCCTGCGCCTTGCGCGTGTGGTGCGAGAGATCAAAAGCGCAGTCTTGCGCAGCCGCGATTCCTGCGAAGATCCGAATGACGGTGTCCATCTTCGCGTTGTCGCTCTCGCTGACGGAATGCAGCGTCACGAGAGGGTCCATCAGGACCACGGCGATCGCGTTCTGGCTTATGGCTCCCGTGAATCTGCCGGATGAGCTCGTCGTTGATCTCGAGGTTGGTGTATCCTTTAGCGACGCGTAGCGGGACTTCGGTCCCACTCGTCAGGAAGAACCAGCCCTGCAATTCCTCCTGCGGGATTCCGTAGTGGAGGCAGATCGCGCCGAGGCGCCGGTTCAGCTCCTCAACACTGTCCTCGCCGTTGTGATACCAGACCCGCAGGCGTTCGGTCGGCTGCTCCCCGAGAAGGTTGCGGCACGTCGCCATCGCGGCGGCCTCGACCATGCACAGGCTGGTCTTGCCGGCGCCGCCCGGCGCGATCGTCGCGCTGACGGTACGCCGTTGGAAGTGCTTCCCGTAGAGCCAGCGCCTCGGCGATAGCGAAGCAAGGTCGAAAGACCGGAACGGGTGAAGCTCGAGGCCGGGGGACTTGCCCGGCTCGCCAACGGGATCATCCTCTGATCGCGGCGGCTCCTTGGGCGAGCCATAGATCCGGACATGCGGACCGGCGCGGTTGCGTGTGATGCGCGGCCTCAGCCCCGCGCGTGTCGCCTCTTCGAACCTCTGCCGCAGTCCCTCCGGGAGCGCGAAGGCAAGCTCGGGGTTCTTGTTGATGTGATCGGCGGCCATGCGCCACACCCGCGACTCTTCGGCTGCCCAGTCCCAGGAGGCGCAGCGCGGATCGGCAGCCACGGCCCGGCGTGTCGCCTCGAGCACCATTGCGGTGACGAGCTCGAGCGAGAGCCCGTGGCGGATCAGGCTTGCCGTGCAGGCTAGCTGGGTGGGGTGGATGGCGCTGTCGCCGGGGCCCCCGTGCCGCATAGCGGCAAGGCGTGATTCAATGTCGACCGGGGCGTCGGCACTGCGGGTGGGCTTGTCCTCGCCATTGGGCAAGCGGCGCGTGAATACCGGCTGGTCCTCGATCAGATCCAGCATCGCCTCGAGCTCGACGAGCGTGAAAACGAGGTCGCGCTTGCTCAGCACCTCACACCGCACCGGCGGGGTTCGCTTGCTGTTGTGCGTCCCCGGTCGGCGCAGGAGGGCCGCTACGTGCGCCGGGGCAAGGTCGCCGCACAGAACCTCGGTGAGGCGCTTGAGGAGCCGCTCGGCGGTACTGAAGTCCGCGTCCTCGGCGGAGATCGGCTCGTCAAGGCGCCACCAGGCATGACGTCCGCCGCCGCTGGCGCGCAGTTCAGTCGGCGGGCAGGGGAGTGATGTGAGGCGCCGATCGACCTCGCTTGCGTCCTCCAGAATGTCCCGGAAGTCGATGTCGACGTGCAGCCCCACGATCGCTGCTACGTTCTCCTTGTTGCGGCTTCTGGCGCCGTCCCGCAAAGGATTGACGCAATCGAACACGCCCCGGCCTGGCCTGTCCTCTCGGCGAGCAAACGCTTCTGCCTTCGCCGGGTCATCCGTGAAGCACTCGTGCGGCGCGCCCGACACTCCAGGATTCGGCAGACTGCAAACGTACTGCATAGCGGCGGCTCGAAGTCGGGGTTGCGGAAGAGGCGCGCCGGCTCGTCTGTCCCGGCGCGCTCGGGGTCGACCTCATCAAAACGGGATCGAGTCCTGCAGTTCTTCTTTGTTCGAAGGCCGGTGGGCTGCATTGGCGCGGTCGGCTGCCCCGACGACGGCAAAGACCGGAGTCGGCACCCATCCGATCCGAGGATCGCGATGGTTGAAGCCGCCGGCGCGCAACTTCACGATCGGGATCTGGCCGTCGGCGCTGCCCCGTCGTAGCCGGTCGTAATGCTTGAGGAGGTTGCCGACAGCGCGACGCCCCGTCACCGAGGTCGTCGCGAAGGTGTACATCTCGTGTGTGTCGCGGTGCTGCAGGACCAGGCACATCTGGTGCTGCCATGGGTCTGCCGGCCCCCCCCCCGAAATGCCGATCGGCCAGGCGGCGGGGTCGGTGTCGCCGAGCGCTTCGCGTGCAGGAGGCACGAATCCTTCGTACAGCAGCCCTTGGATGCGGTCGGGCGGCGATCCGTCGTCGCGGAAGCGGATCCACCCGACGAGCGTCTCGTCAGCGAGCACAAGGAAATCGTGAGCACAGGGTAAGCAAATGGGGCGATTTGGGCGAGATTGGAACCGATGAACCCTGCCGCACCTACGCCTGAGGCCGTAGCCGCCTTCCTTGACCTTCACTTCGGAACCTCGCCTGCCTGCGCG